GTGCAAACAACGCATTCTGTTAGTTCTGGTTATTGGATGACGGCGCTCGGAAATTCTATATTGAACCGAGCACATACCTCTATATGTTATTATAGAGAGAGCGTGAAAATGAATAAAAGACCAACCGTTGGTGAGTTTTTGAAAATAAGAGATTTTGTCTTAGGTGATGACAAATTGGTAGGAGTTCCAAAAGAATTGAATTTTGTGAACGCTGTTACTATGAGAGATTACTTTGAGAGTATTGGCATGACTTTTACTGATGGTTTAAAGAATAGAATCACCAGAAAATTCATGGATTTGTCGGAAGTTTCATTTTTAAAAAGAAAATTTGTGTACCATACGATTCTAAGAAAAGTAATGTGTCCGTTAGATAAGAGCAGCATATATAGCTCTTTGTGTTATTATGACAAGACGAAAGATTACGATATTGTTATGAAAGGCAAAATGGAATCAGCTCAGAGAGAGTTGTGGTTACACCAAGAGAATTGTGACGGCCTCTTAGAACACGCTATGAGTGCTGGCATCTTCTTTTCAAAGTTAAAAGAAGAATATTTAAAATATTTGTTTTTAGAAGAGAGTGATTTAGCTTGGAAATTGTATTTGTACGAGTCTGGTAAAACAGACGAGTACTCTATTTCCTTGTAGGAACATATCTCTTCGCAACTTCGTATATTGTTGGGTTTTAATAGTTTAGTCCTGAAGCTAGCTACGAAATATACGATTTTACAAGGACACCCCTAGCCATATATTGGTGCATAAAATGGTTAGTGTAACATGTACCGCTCAAAATCAAGATAAAAATATAAATAAAGAAGACACTCGTTTCGAATCGGGTTTACAAATTCGAAGAACTTTTAATTCAGGAGAGAAATATAATATGTTTCCTCCACTTAAAAATATAAATAAAAATTTGCGTATCGTCCCAGATCCTATTTTGTTAAGACCGTTTTTGTCTCGCGTTATCACGTGGACTACTGGTGCTGGCCGATACACATCATTGCATCAAACAAATTTTCCATCTGGTACTATTGCTCAAAATTCATTGGCTTTACAAGCATTTCAAATTGCGTCTTTGTATCGCGCGAAAGCGTGTTTCAAAATTTCTTTAACCGGTACTATAGCTCACCAAGGCTTGCTTTTGGTAGCTGTTAGACCATTGACTACCAATAGTTTAACTGGTCCATTTGTTTTAAATTCGTTGTTGACTGGTCCTCATGCCTTTTTGTCGGCTAATGAGGCCACTAGTGTTTGTTTAGAAATTCCTTTTATGTCCTCGTCACAATTGTTGCCAACACAGATAAATGGAGCTTCGGTTTGCACTTTTAAGTCAGATAATACTAGTTATTCAGGTGCTGACTACGCTGAGTTAGTAGTTTATGTCTTAAATCCTTTAACAGTAGGTGTTGGTACAGCTACTTCTGTTTCCTTAGTCATTGAAACCGAGTTCAAGGAATTAGAAATGTATGTGCCAAGAAATAACACAATAACTTGGACAGCGCAAGCTGCAAAGTGTTTAATGCCTTGTGTTAGTGCATGTGTGGGCAGGTGTTTGTATGATAATTGTTTTCAAGCTCAATCTTCGTCATATGGCAAAATTGCCACAGGAGTTTTTGATGGCATAGCTAATGGCGCTAAGAGTACAACAGCCGATATTATAGACGCTTTAAGATCATCCTTAAGGTTTTATACCGGTTTGCATAATCCTAATGATCCTACTATGTCTGACAAAATGATTATGTCTAGTAAGAATTCTGCCAATTTGGTTGATTCTACTTCAAGATTTCAGAAGTTGGATCCTTATACCCAATTTGACAGAATTATTACGGATTATAGATTTTTGACTCAAGAAGATGAAATGTTGACTAATAATATAATTCAGAAACCCCAGTATGTTGGCACATTCAACGTGACGACTACTGATGTTTCCGGTAAATTGTTGTTTTCTAGACCTATATCACCGAATCAAGGTTACGCTGGTATAAAAACCGCGTCACCTGTTGGTTCCACGGTTACAGTTTGCAATAATATAGAGCATCTTTACAATTCAACTAGGTCATGGTCAGGATCCCTTAAAATTTATATACAATCTGTTATGACCGCTAAACACTCTGTCAAGTTGCAAGTGTCTAAATATTACGTGCCAGCTTTAAATGCTGTGTCAGCTACTGGTACCCCAGATATGTACAGCTTGTCTGGTAATTTGACTGAGTTGTTAGAGTTTTCGCAAGGAGGACAAATAGCGGTGGTAGATTTGCCGTTTTGTTCTCAGTTACGTTCGTTGTATAATACAAAAGATTTAACTGCGAATGCGTTACAACATGGGTTGTATTATATTCATTTAGCCCAACCTTTAGTAATAGGTGATGCAGTCCCCACTACAGCCGAATTTAACGTGTATATATCATGTGGTGACGATTTTACTTTCTATGGATATGCCACTGACCACTTTCTTTCTGGAGGTGTCACGTTGAGATCAGAACAAGATCTACCTGTTTCACATCATAAGGAATATAGACATTTTGGTGAAAGTACAGATATAGCAACCATTTTTAAAAAACATTTCCCACATGTATCTTTTAGTAAGTTTCAAGCGTTGAATAAGCAGTACTTTAAGAAGGTAGATAAAGATACGACTAGTATGTTGCCGGTCAATAAGGGAGACATTGTTTATGGTTCGTATACATCAAAGATTAGAAATATGAAAGAATGGCCTGTAATTAAAGATTTGAGTGATTTTAAGGACACGTTAGGAATAGAATTTCCGCAGCGCTATAGATTATTGAATGTGTGGCCTGCTTTAAATGAATTTAGAAGTGATAATTTTAGTAGTGTTTTTAGAGAAAAATTTTCGATATCATTGGACTCTGTTGCAGAATTGCGTTCTATATCAACTTTGTCCCAATTTAATCAATGGTATGCCAATAATAAAGATAAAGACGTAGCATCCGTCCAATTTAATCTGTTTTATAATCAGATTAAGAAAGATTGCAAGCCTTTTGATCATGATATGTTTGACAAATCAACAAAGTTTTATGCTCAATCAGCGGAGGTTATGAACACTCCGTCTTCTCAGGAAATCTTAACAGATTCATCAAAACCGGCTAAAGTTGATGATTCAACATTCAGTGATCTTTTAAAACCTTTAGTTTCAATTAGAGATTTAGTTCGTAGAATAACACCAAGTAGTCCCTCTTTGTATTGGACTAATTCAGCCGGTGGTGCATATACTGATAAAAC